TTTCCAGAAATGGAAAATGCCATTTTCTGGTCGGGAAAACGGCATTTTAATAGGTTGCAGTGCAAGTAACATAATCTCGATATATTATGCGAAATCAGTCTAATAAAAAATAATGATGAATTGAGAAACAAAAAAGGCAGATACAAGCAAGAATACAAAACTATAAAATGTAATATTTTGCCAATCCATTTTTCTAACCTCAACTAAATATCAATGACTTAATTTTCTTCAGGATCTCTCCGGGACAAATCGAGAGTGGAAGATAATGCCAATCAATCAGATAAAGCCATAGCGACTAATATAAAAGAAAAAGGAGCTAATAAAATAACTAAAAGACCAATTCCGTAACATTCATGAAATGACATATATTTCTCCGTTCGCGCCTACGGACGCTCTGTTACTACTGTTTAAAATCATACGGGAGCTTGTAATCAGAGAGAAGAAGTTTCAATATTTTTATTGCTTCTCGTCACTCGTAGACACTCGTTAAAAATTTAAGTAGAAAGTATTCATAATGAATTAGCACCATTAACGACTTTCGCTTCTAAATGAGGTTCAACATAGTTATTTGCTTGCTCTACTTTCTGCGGAAGATTTTGTTTATCAGTATATTGAGCAAGGTTCTGATTACTGATTTGATTATTTGATTGAGCATTATAATTTCCCTGATTTTGTTGTGCAAAATAATTAAAAGGACGGTCACCATCCTCAATCAATCTTTTACAATCGGCTTGAGATACATTTAGCTTTGTGCCTTGTTGCGAATAGGCTTGATATTTGCCATTGAATTTAATGCATCCTGCAAATACTGGTTTTGCTGTAGCTGTGTATTGAATGTCCGCACGAGTGCCATAAGGTGAATCGGGTGTGTAATTTATGTAATATGCTGAATTTGCTTGTACTTCTCTATTTAACCTATCAGCTTTTGCTTTGTTGTATGCAATACATTTTTCAATATGTGAGTTATTAAGATCATTACAATCAATGTCTTTTTCAGTAGTATTAGACTGATTTTGCTGTGCTGTTTGATTGGATGTTTCAGGCTGTTGAGTGGGTTTTTCATCCTTTTGACTGATACCAAAGAAGCCTAAAATAGGTTGAAAAAAAGGCATATTTAGTGAATCTTTTATTGCACTTCCAAAAATTAAGACTGGTAAAAGTATCCAGAAATATAATGATAGTGGAATTTTCTTTGATTGATCGTGCGTTTCAGCAGAAATATAAAATTTGTAGAGTTGTTTTGGATACGTCCAAAATCGCCATGAGAGCGCGTTTTTCATTGTCGATCTGCCGAACTGCTCTTGAAGTTCAGCAAATGTGTAAATCGTTGCCATTTTAAGCTTAAATAAACGTCTTAGGATTAAATGCTCTACAACAGAAGCTTTAACAGCTTCATTAAGCTTAAACGGCTTTTGAGTAATGAAATATATCTCTATACCGAATTGACGATGCATTGTCAGAGAACGGCCAATATCCAAAATATCTTCTTTAGCTTTAAGTAATTTAAATTCTTGCTTTTTACGTTCTTGTCTAACCAGTTCTTCTTTTTCTTTTACTTTTAAATCAGGGTCTATATTTATGGTTGCAATCTTTTTAATACAATCTGAATCATCAATCTGAAATGTTTTTAATAGATCATCTTTTGAAAATGCAGGATGTTCATGCGCTTCATCATATATGAGTATTGAGCCGTTTGGCAGATCACGCCAATCAAACGGCTTGTTAATTGTAGATTGAATTAAAATTACACCAGGATATGTGCAACCTACAATATTTGTATAAATTCGTTTGTGTGGGTCTTTTTTGCTGATCTTATCAATTTCTGACATGCAATAAAGTGTTTTTCCTGCACCCAATGGCGCTGAAATAATAATAGACATAATTAGCCACCACCAACAAAAACTCTAGCTGTCTTTATGTAAGCAGCTATGCTAAGAGCAGATAAAATGACTGATATGCATTTATCAATCATGTATAAACGTATAAAACCAAGTGCAATGGATGGCAGACCATATAGCGAGTTTTTCACCATTTCTTGAGCTGTATCCATCAAATCATTCATAAAATAAAAAGAAACAAGCGTTAAGCCAGTACCTACAGTCAATCGTAGAATGATGCTACTAATGAGATAACCAGCAAACCAAGCAAGTAAAGCAGGCATTTATGAATCTCCCATCACAATTCTTGCGCCAATAACATATGAGATAGCTAAAAATAAATAACCAAGCCAACCCGATGAATCACACAAATCTTGATATGAGACTTTTTTATCAATAGTGCCGAACGGTGTAACCCAGTTAAATTGCCAGTCTGGAGGACAGCTAGGCGCAGAAATTGACAATAGATTTTCATTAAAGGATTTTTTTTCTAATTCTTTTTTAGGTATTTGAGCATCTTCTCCAGTTGGCGGAGCTTGAGTTAACCAGTCTTTTATATCTTTTAAAAAGCCATTTCCTTCTTTGACACTATCATTGATACCATCAAGTTTTTTTCCATTTTCTTTAGTTGCTTGAGTTCCCGCATTCACTGCGTCTACAGTGTTTTTTCCATTTGCATTGACTGCATCAACCGTATTTTTCCCGTTTGCATTAACTGCATCTACAGTATTTTTTCCAGTTGCGTTAACTGCATTTGATACTGAATTTACAGCAGTATTTAGGTTGTCTATAGCTGTCTTAACTGCATTTGTAGCTGTTGTATTGTCATTAACTGCTTTTGTAACTTTGTCACCATTTGCATTTACAGCATTTGTATTTTTATCTACTGCACTGGTGACAGTAGAGATAGAGCTATTTAAGGCATCAACAGAAGCTTTAACCGCATTTGTCGCTGTTGTATTTGCACGGACAGCACTCGTAACAGCACTAGTATTATTGTTTACGGCAGTTGTCACAGCATTGATTGTATTGTGTAGTGCATCTACTGACGATTTAACAGCATTGACGGCATTTGTATTATTATTGACAGCATTTGTCGTTTCCTTGACAGCGTTAGCAACAGTTGAAATTGATTCGTTAATTGTTGTTAGACTATTAGTTATAGAAGTTACAGCATTACTAATTGATGTTGTAATCGCATTTTTAGAATCATTTATTGCGTTAATGATTTTACTGTCATCGAAATTAGTCGTATTACAATTGTTTGTACCATTACAACTGCCTTCACCTTTGCCGTTGTTCGGATCATTCGGATTTGGCTTAGTAGGGTCAGGATTATTTTTTACACATATTAGTTTTCCGTTGAAAGAACCTGATGTGTAACCGCTTGGGCAACCCGTTGGGGGTTTATCACAATATGCTTCACCGTTTTTACAACCGTCGGTTGGTGGAGTTACATTATCAGGATAAGGAGTGTTTGGCGGTTCTGTTGCAGTTGCAGGACAAGAAGCATCTTTAACACCATCACCGAACATAAGTTTCATAGAATCAGATGTTGTGTCTCCAGTCATAGAGGGATTTTTATATTTACAGCCTTTGTAACAAGCTGTTTGTCCTTGTATTTTATTAGAGTATGCTGTTATTTGATCAACATTCCAATTAGTCCAACCAGGCACATTAATCGGTTTTGAGTAAATGTATTGAGCTTCGCAAGGAATGCAATTAGGGTCTTTTTGAACAGTTCCATAATTTGATATAAAGTCACCTTTATATGTAGTTAACTGTATAGAAAGCCCTGCATATACAGAACAAACTGTTGTATCACGTGGCATGCCTGTATTTGTATATATCTGATCACATGCTTGATTTAAAGTGTCAAATGTTTTTCCGTTTACTTGATATTTTAGACATTCAGCTATAGCTGATAATGAAAATAATGATAAGAAAATGAAAATCAAATATTTAAAAAATTTCATGCTGTAATTCCTTAATAATTTGATCACTTAAACATTCGAGAGAAAGCGATAGCTAAGACTATAAAGATTATCCATTGCACAACTGAATCATTTGTCATCTTAGCTATCACCTAGACATTAACCGCGACCGAACATGCCAAGGATTTTACGACCCACATACAAACCAACTACGAATGTAAGTAAGTATTTAAATCCAGCGGCAACAACGGATTCACCGTTTGCAGCACCTGTTGCTGATGTGACGTCCGCTTCTGTAACTGCGAATGCACCTGTACTAACACCAACTAATGAAACCATTAGAACAAGAGCTGTAATGACGCTTTTTTTACTTAATTGACCCATGATTTTTCTCCTATCTGAAAAGGGACAACAGTTTATTCCCGACAAAAACTGCCGCGAATATTTTTAATACGAATTTGAGAAGCTCATCACGAGCCTCTGGCGTGAGTTCTAAAAATCCACTTTGTACACAATTAATTCCGTATGAAACAGAATCAATTATCGTGAGTGATTCGCAAACGTATGCCACTTCGTATAATCCTTAAAATTACTTTGTATATGAGATACATGTGAGCTAAAAAACCGAATATAAAGAAATACCAAACGATTAGATTCATTTTCTTAAAGCCTGTTTATGTTCTTTAATTAAAAAATCATATTGGGCTTTTTCGTAGTAACGACCACGAAATAGGTATAAGTATTCAAAATCATGATTTTTTAAGTTTAAAGATCGGTATTTAATGCGTCGGGGTCTATTGAAACGGTGTGCAATGTGATTAAGTAAAGTTTTAAAAAACCCACTTACAATGAAACCAACTACAAAAGCAGTCCACCCAATAAATTCTTGAGCAAAAGCAAAACTTGCTACTTCTTGTGGTGTCATACAGCCCCCTTACATTGGTAATAATGGACACAGTAAAACGCATGATTTTCGAATTGTTTTCCGCATTTCTTGCATTTATAAAAATACTGTGTCATGATTATTATTACTCTAAGCTATTGATTTATTTACATATTATACATTATACGAAATGGTATGATTAAGACTCTGATTCATATAATGTTTTTAGATATTCACTTTGGTAGCTTTATCAATCTCTTTCTTAAACTGTTGTT